GTATATTTATTACAATATAAAGAAAAATATGATTGTAATCAAAGTAGAAAAAGGGGAAGGTTTAGAAAAAGCTTTGAAACGTTATAAGTACAAAGTGATAAAGACTAAACAGATTGAGGAGTTAAGAGCCCGCCAAGAGTATGTAAAAAATACTACCAAGAAAAGGGAAAAGATGAAAAAAGCCAAGTATGTTCAAAAACTTCAAGAAAGTAAATATCTGTGATATTTATAAGTATGAAAAAACTACTTTCGCTTTATTCTAAAATCAAATGGTTCATCGCAGAAATCGGTAAAATTTATTCAAACGAAGATTCTTATTTTTCCAAAAAGAGAATTGAGTCTGGCGTTGCATTCATTATCGGCCAATGGGGTATGATTTATTTTCTTGTAAAGAACATCACAACTATGACTACTTCTGATGTGGCAATTTGGTCAGGTGTTGAATTTGCACTTGCTGGTTACATGATAAGTCAAATACAAAAAGAAAAGAAAACAGACGAACCAAAAGAAGAAAACAACTAACAAAAAACCCCGACTAAATCGGGGTTTTTTTTAAAGTCCTTTTGAAAGTTCTTTCAATTTGTAGTATGATAATGAGTCGATTTGTGTGTTCATTACCCTATCTTTTGTTTCTTGAATTTTGGATTTGGTTTCCTCGTCCGAAACATCAACTGAATCTAATTTTTCAGTAACTTCTTTTTTGAGTCTCTCTATTCCCTCAGTTAATTCTTCTTTGGTCATTTTCATCAATGATTTCAACTCGAACAATTGAGATTCACTTAAGTTAGAATACTCGTTTGAGAAAGTATCGGCAACCACTGAATACATTTTATCTAAAGGTATATTAATTGTTTCTGTTAAAGTAGTTTCTTCATTTTTATTTGACTCTGTTAACATTTTTTTAAGGGTTTTCTTAGACTCAACAAGTTTTAGAAAATCTTCCGCAGTGTCCGCAAAAATTAAATCGTCTAACAACTGATAACTATTTTCTGATATTGGCTCTAAAGTTTCGGTCCAAGCCTCAAACTCTAAAAACTGTTTTCTATTTTCTTTGATTGTGTTTTTTATATCTGAAATAGTTAATTCAATAAATTCAGTAGCAACTTCCTCACTAAGATTTTTTACTTTTAGGATGGAACCATAATCAACATAAACTTTTCCAACAGATTTGTTGTAATCTATTAACTCTTTGAATTCTTTCAAAATATTTTTGAAATTGTTCTTCTTATAGTTTTTAACCAATGCGTTTTCTACGATTGATTTTAATAATCCAAAATTTTTCATAACTATAAATATCTTATTTGTTTAATAGTTCATCAAGTTTATTTTCTATTTCTATCAATGACTTTCTACCCTTTGATAAGTCTAATTCATCGACACCACTAATCATATCTTCTTCTAAAATTAGATTCATATCTTTATCTATCCTTGATTCGGGAGCTAACTCAGGAGCTCCACCAGCTGGTGGTCCACCTAATTCTTCACCGCCAGGTGGAGGTGGTGCTCCGCCTCCCATATCACCCATGTCAGGTGCTCCACCCATATCAGGAGGTGCTCCTCCTTCTGCAGGTGTTCCTGCTGGTTCGTCAGGTTTTTTACCATATAGCTTATCTACATTATCAAAAATACCTGTTTTTATAATAACCTCAGCGGTTTTAGTTAATTCGGCTGCAACCGCAGATTCAATTCTTTGTTGTAATAAATCAAGTTTTATTTCTTCATCAGAGAATCCAAGTATATGTTTCTTCGCCCAAGTCGCAGACACAGGTGCAAGACCTTGTACTTGTGTGACAGCGTCTTTATATGCTAATAATTTTTCTTTAAATGTATCAATCCTTAATAGGTCAGCCTGTGTTGATGGGTTTGTTAGACCAAGAGTAAAGTTAGTCAGTTCGTCCTCGAATCCTAAAATAAATAAATGTATAATTGCAATTTTATTTAATTCTTGAATCATTGACCTTTGGATTCTATTGATTGTTCTTGCAAATCTTATGTCCTGCATTGCCAAATTTTTACCATCACCAACCGCTTCTTCAAAACCTAAAAACGCTTTAGGTACGCGAAGAGCTGTTAATAATTTCTTTTGTATATATTCAATATCTGCAATTTCTGATAAGTTCTGAGCTCCCGCTAATGTCTCAATAGGACTTGTTTGAGCTGGGTCACGAACAGGAATAAAGAAATCTTGGTCAACCGCCATTTGATTCATACGTAAATCTACATTACCTGTTTTAGAATCAACAACTTGGTCTCTCTTAAATTTATTTGCAATTCTTTGGATATATGGTTCAACATCCTTGTCGTCCATATTACCAACAAATATTTTAAATACTCTTCTTTCAGGTGCTCTTGATGTTCTATAAACCAACATGGCGTCTTCTGAAAGTAATAACTGTTTCCAAACTCTTCTCGCTTTTTCTAACATAGAAGTACCATATGGAAGTTTTCTGTCGTCACCCAATAATCTAAAGTGAGCAACCTCCCACGTATTGAATTCCATGTCTTTAACCTTCCATACAAATTTCAAAGATTTTGCATCCTCAGATGTGTTGTGGGCTGGTTTAACTTTCATACCCCTTTCCAATCTTTCAATTTCAATGTTTGGTAATTGTTGACACCCAACTACACCTTTTTCAGGGTCCAATTTTAGATATACAAAATTATCACCATACTTACATGTGTTTCTTGTCCACATAGGTAAGTTAGTATTAATATCCAATCTGTTATTAAATAAATCGGCCAATACAACTTTTATACGTGATGATTCAGAATAAATTTGAAGAATGAATCCGTCTTCATTTGTTGTTGTCGATTCTTCGGCATAGATATCAAGAGCTGCGGAAATCTCAGGGGTATATTCCATACTCTCATAATCATAATAAGAAGCCAATCTTGTTGGTTCATAATAAATTGCTTGAGTATAGAGATTATTTTCAATTTTTGCCCATTGTTGTCCTAAGTAGTAACTTTGCTGAGCTTGTAGTTTTTGTTTATCAAATTCTTCTTTATTATCAGTTTTAAGAATTTCTTTTTTGTCAAATTTGTATACTGGCGGTTGTTGACCTAATGTAGAGTCAGGACCAAACGTTCTTGTAAGTCGTTGCCATATTGTTAAATTATCTGCCATTATCTAATAATTATAGTTCAATCAGTTTATGAATAAAGATTTACATTCTTTTACCGCTGAATAACCATAAATACTTTTCATAGTCACTTTTAGTTGGGTTTGAGCCAAATCTGTCGTTATAGGATGAGGGTGATATCACAGGAACGCCAGGATTGAAATCCAAAACAGCTTTTGATGCTTCGCTGTTTGTAACACTCCAAGAATTTAATAAAGCCTTTGTTTGTTCTGTAACTTTTTCTAATTGATTATAAGAGTTTTGTCCTACGTAAAGTGCCATCGCGATAGACATAATCAAATCATCATGATGTCCTTTCATGTGGTCAGGTCTACCGTTTATATAAACAAAAGTATTCATTTCACTTAACAATCTTGGTGAATACACTTTAAATCCGTGTCTTAACGCCTCCTCAAACGCTGAAATAATTTGTACTCTTTTAGCGTTAAAGTTAATTCCAGGTATTTTTTCCATAGCCTTTGAGTTATATTCCCATACATTCGCGTAATTGACACCATCAATATATAGGTTTCTATATCCCATCTCTTGTAATTTCCTTGATGTTGAGACACCCATACCACCAGTAATATCAATAACAATAAATGCATCATAATACGTACCCCATTTGTATGCAATTTCAGCAGCAACATCAGGTGGAACCTTTGCCAAATATTCGGCAACTTGTTCCCTTTCATCAAAATCAATAATTTGGAATGAAGTATAATCTTCAGAATCTCCCCTTGAAACGTCAACACCCATAATGTATCTATGACCAACAACAGGTTCTTTCCAAATCCAAAGTTGGTTTTGAACCATTTTGTTTTCAGGTTGACAAACCATTTCAGTTCTAATCTTTTCTATTATTTTACTTTCAAAAACGTTATCACCAGAACCTAAAAAGTTACACTCCAATTCCTGCGAAATTTTTCTTCTATCAAATTTTAATTTTTTGGCCATTTTTTCAAACCAAGATGAATGTGGTTTATATCCATCATCCATTAGTTTTTTGAAATCTTCGTAATTTCTTTGTTCTTGTGGTACATTTTCGTATGAAATAATTTCTACGTCTTTGTATTCTTCCCTATTGAGATAATAATGAATTATATCTTTAACTTTAATAAACTCTAAGTCTTTAGTATATCTTGGGTCTCTCCACCAAAACATCTCAGTAATCTTAAAGTTATTCATATTTTTTAAGGACTGGTCATAAATTGGATAATAAATTGCATCGTATCCATTCGGGGTAGATATCACTATAACTTTACCACCTGTAGAAAGAGACGCCATACAAGCAGCCCAAAAGTCATCACCCGCCTCAATGTAAGCAGCTTCGTCAAATATCAATACTGTTGGGGTGTAACCACGAAGTGCGTCATTTGATGTTGCAACCGCTTTTACCTCACATCCGTTTGTTAGTTTCCAATGTCGAGCAGCGTTTTTCTCAGTAGAAAATTCAACACCCATCCAATTGGGCCACTGTTCAGTAAATTGTTTTATTTTGTTTGCAAATTCTACAGACGTGTCAAGTTTGTTTGCAATTATAAGAATTTTTTCAGGTTTTTCTTTTTTGGAAAAAGCTATTTTTTTTGATACCCAAGCAGCTGTAACTGTAGATACACCCGCTTGTCTATACTTAAGAGCTATGTTTTCTTCATAATTTTCATAGTCCTCAACTAACGTGATTTGGTCGGCAAATAAATCTAAAGGAACAAACTTAGAAACCGTGTTATCGTAGGTTTGAAGGTATGTTCTAAGCGCGTAAGGTGTGCTTTTAATACACTTAGTATATTCTATTAAAGCTTGTTCTCTTGTTATACTCATTAAGTATAAATATCACCAATTACTTCTTAGGTGGTTCTATACCTAAATCACCCAAGAAACTAAGGTCAATATCTTCGTCGTCGTCATCTGATGTTGGTGTTGTTGGATAATCATCATCTTCATCATCATACGCTTCAAAACTACCCAATATTTCTTCCAAATCTTGTTTGTTTAATTGGTCCATAACATCATCAGCAATTCTTTCCATTTCAGCATATGCTGATTGGTCTCCCGCATTTACTCTTTGGGCTAAAGATATAAATCTATTTTTTGGTATTTTGATTATTTCTCTGAAAATTAAACCTTGTACCGTTTTCATATTTTCAGCGTCATCGAAAACTTTAGCAGGGAATGATTGTATTAATCTTTCCCACAAATATACTCCAACAATAATATCAAATATTTCGTTAACTAATGTATCAGCTTTAGCCCTTACCATTTGAGCTTGGATTGGGTCTTCAGGTAAAGAAGGAGCTAAAATTATGTCCATATAACCTTTTAACAATTCGTGAACAATTATAGGGAAAATTACACCTTTAGCTTTAACAATCATATTACCTGTTTGTTCACCTGATTCGTCAGTTTCAAATTCTATTTCTTCTTCACCACCAATATTCTGTTGTGAACCAGCCATAGCTTCCATCATTTCAGGTGGTAACATCCAATACAAGTAATCATTTAAAGCCATTAAGGCACCATACTTATCGGTAATTCCTGGTTCCATTTCTTCGAGTCTATCTCTTACTAACTCAA